TGCTATGATATTCCGATGATACAACTTGGAGATTATGAATTACCTGAGCACGTAAGTTACTCAGCCTTTAGTACCTACATTGACTGTGGCTATCAGTACTACCTTGGTCGATTGATGCAGGTACCTGAGTCTCCCTCAGTCTGGTCAGTCGGAGGCAGTGCCTTCCACACAGCGACAGAAATGTGGGACTTAGAAAATGCAGAATGAATTATGGGCTAAGGCTTGGCAACATGAACTTGGTGACACTGACTTAACTCATGCACGTGTGGGTGGTCGTGCTACTAAGGCTAACCCTAACAAAGAAGATGTTAACTTCTGGCAAGAGACTGGACCTAAGTGGGTGCAGGCTTATATCGACTGGCGTCAGGCTAATCCTGATTGGAAGATATGGAAGACACCTGATGGTGTCCCTGCTATTGAGTTAGCGATGCTACCAGAATTTGCTGGCGTGCCTGTCAAGATGATTCTTGATAGGGTGTTTGAAGTCAATGGCGAACTTGTAATCGTCGACTTAAAAACCTCTCAGCAAACACCAACCAATACACTACAACTCGGATTCTATAAGGTCGGTTTAATGAAGACCTTTGGTATCGATGTCAAGTGGGGGACCTATTGGATGGCACGCCAGCATGGTGTTTCTCCTCTCGTAAGTCTGGAAAAGCACACTGAGGAAAAGCTAGAGTATCTTGTAACAGGCTTTGACAAAGCACGCAAGTCAGGAATATTTTTACCTAACACAAACAACTGCCAATATAAATGTGGACTTACAGATTTCTGTACGTTCTCAAATAAGATAGGATAACAAATGGAAGAATGGAAACTGCAGGTTAGTTACAAGACACCCGCTGGTGACATGATTAATATCCGCGCTAACACCGCTGATGAACTCAGTGTCTTACTAGAAGGTGTCGGAGATTATTCATCACAGATTGCAGCCGTACAACGATTGGTTGTTGGTGCATACAACGTAGCCCCTTTGGGGACACAGCCTTCAACGCAAGGCACAACGCAATCCACATCATCCGTTCCACCCCAGGTGCAGGCGCCGTTGTTTACACAACCACCCAGCGCAGTGACACCATCTGGAGTAGCAAGCCCGACTTGCGTACACGGAGCAAGAATATTCCGACAGGGAGTGAGCACAAAGACTGGGAAGCCTTACGCTTTCTGGGCATGCCCGACTCCTCAAGGGACACCTAACCAATGCAAGCCAGTAAACTAACGAGAGGAATAAGATGAGCGTCTGGGATAATCCTGAGTTCAGAAGTGAAGGAGCAAGCACCTATGTTAACTTTAAGAACATTGGTGATGCAGTAGAAGGAACAGTACTAAGTGTTGGACTACAAACATGGGACGACGGGACTGTTGCACCAAAGATTACAATTCACACAAGTGAAGGTGAACGAACACTAACTGCTGGTCAGATTCGTTTGAAGATGGCACTAGCAGAGAAGCGTCCAGAACAGGGCGACTATCTTGCAGTTAAGTTTGTATCTATCGAAGACCGTGGTGGTGGTAAGACACTCAAGCACTTCGATGTTGATGTCCGCAAAGCACTAGCATCAGCACCATTTTAATTAAGTAAATGAAAGAACGCAGCTACAGAAACGTACCACAGAAGTGGCTGCGTTCTTTTTACAAAGAAGGAAGTGAAGAAGGATGCGTACACTTGTCCGCTCAGTTGGTCGTTCCAGTATTGGTGGAGAGCCGCTCCCTAGTTGCTTTAAGGCATTCGAAAGTAACAAGATTATCATTAGGCGCTCTGAGGTTTCGATGTTCGCAGCCGCACCAGGGGTCGGAAAGTCCACTCTAGCACTGGCTTTAGCGCTGAAAATGAAAGTGCCAACACTTTACATATCAGCAGATACCAATGCACACACGATGGCTATGCGACTAGCCTCAATGATTTCAGGTAAGTCTCAGAGTGATGTAGAATCGCTGATGCATACCGACCATGGCTGGACTAAGGCAACTCTTACTAGAGGTTCGCATATAGTTTGGTCATTCGAATCAGCACCAACTCTTCAAGATATAGATGAGGAAGTGCAAGCATTCGAAGAACTATGGGGTTGCCCACCAGTTCTAATAGTAGTAGATAACTTAATGGATGTAGCCACCGATGGTGGTGAAGAGTTCGCTTCAATGCGAGCAATCATGAAGGAGTTGAAGTACCTTGCGAGAGCAACTAATGCAGCCGTGGTTGTATTACACCACACGTCGGAAGCAGTACCAGGCTCGCCATGCCAACCGCGCTCGGCTATTCAGGGGAAGGTTGCTCAACTACCTGCTCTTATATGTACCCTTGGCGTTGTTGGTACTTCTATGGGTGTTGCACCTGTTAAAAATAGATACGGCAGAGCTGATGCAGGAGGAGGATTGATGACATGGGTAGCATTCAATCCAGAATATATGTTCATTGATGATATACCAGAGAATGTTTAGGAGAGTAAATGCTAATGGAAAAGACACTACAGATTATGAAACAGGAAGCATACGTAACTGGTTGGCAGGATGCAGTATCTGCACTAACTAAAGAGTATGAAGATAGATTACGTTTAGTCATTGATAAGTTTGAATTACCTAAAGAGTATGAGATTAAAGATGACAACGCGCAAGAGCCACAAGGCTAGGGGTGCTACCTTTGAATCAGATATCAGAGACTGGTTTAGAGCAAATGGATACGACGCTGAACGACTTGCTCGCACTGGTGCAAGAGATGAGGGAGACGTTGTTGTCCGTTCAGACTTCCTTGGTTCCATTGGCATCATCGAATGCAAAGCCCCAGGTGCAGGCAATAAGGTCGACCTCAGTGGGTGGAGTAAAGAAGCACAACTCGAAGCACAGCATTACGCTGATGCCAGGGAACTTGAGAGAGAAAAAATTATTGCAGCACTTGTTATCAAAGCACGTGGTAAATCGATAGCAGATGCATACTTAGTATTAAGATTAGGAGATGTCTTCGGTGAATGACTTGCCCAGTATCAAGGCGGTGCTAGAACACTACGGTGCTAGCCTACGCAGTGACCATGGGCAGACTAACCTAAGGTGTCCCTTTCATGGTGACTCACATCAATCAGGTACAGCTAACTTAGATAAGAATTTATTTGTATGCTTTGCGTGTGGTGTACAAGGAAACAGTTTACAAATTATTGCACAACAAGAAGGGTGTGACATACGTGAAGCAGCAAAGTTTGCAGAAAGAACTCTTGGGCATAGCGTCTCAAAAGTACCAGGAAAGCATCTATCTGGCAGAGGATTACCTAAGAAGCAGGGGTATTCCTCTAGAGGTAGCACGTCTGGCTCGATTAGGCGTAGTCGCGGAGCCTGAGGTAGGTCACGAAGCATACACTGGTCGCCTTTGTATACCTTACATTACTAAGAGTGGCATTGTTGACCTTCGCTTTCGCTCTCTTAACCCTGCCGTTGAACCTAAGTACATGGGTATGGTTGGAGCAGAGACAAAGATGTACAACGTATTAGATATTGAACGAGCAGGTGATTGGATAGGAGTATGCGAAGGTGAACTGGATACAATTACTATGTCTCGTTGCGTTGGCATACCTTGTGTTGGAGTACCAGGTGCAAACAGTTGGAAGAAACACTACACACGTTTGCTCGCTGACTTCGAACGAGTCTTTGTATTTGCAGATGGTGATGGACCAGGTAGAGAATTCGCAAACAGTTTATCTAGAGAGTTGCCAGTCACTGTTGTTGGATTCGGTGACGGGGAAGATGTTAATTCTGCATACACCAAGTATGGCATAGACTTTATTAAAGAGAAGATGGGTATGACTAATGAAGAATGAAGAAATTAATCCATGCCCTGCATGTGGTGAAGAGTTTGATAATGTCTTCGATGCAACTGACCATCTCTTAGAAGAGGAAGAAGAATCATTTGACCCAGCATTAATCCTACCTAATGGCTATCGCCTTATGATTGGTTCACTACTGCGTTGCATGTATCGCTATGCTCATGAACCTAGTCAGATAGAAACCATAACACAGGATACATATATGACTTTGTTTATGGCAGAGATGCAACCTGATTCTATAGTAGATGTTATTGAAGATATGATTGTTGGCTCTAGTATGGTAGGAATTGATGAAGAACTTAAACAACTACTCAAAGATGGAGAGTGAAGAGATATGGCAGATTACCCAATACGTATCAGGACTGGGGTTACAGATAGAGTCCTACAACAGGGACGGAAATCAGCTAAAGATAATCTTGACGATACCAATCTTAAGCGCGAGGTCCACTTAGAAACACATCTAAGTAATACAGTCAAAGAACTATCTGAGTTACTACTTAGTAAGCATAAAGACTACGGCCCTAAGAATATCTCACAAGCACCTGGCGGTGCAATCAATGGTTTACGTGTACGTATGCATGACAAGTTAGCACGAATCAATAACCTGATTGACAGTGGTGCAAACCCTGAGCACGAATCCTTAGAAGATTCCTTCAAGGACATGGCTAACTATGCAATCATTGGGTTGCTAGTTTTACGAAAGCAATGGGACAATGACTAACAAATCTTCGTTTGACTTAGACTTTGGATACGGACGCAAGGGTGAGCAGTTAGTAGATGAGTTACTTACTGGCGGACTCACAGTAGAAGTAAAACGTGACCGTAAGTGGGCTAAGACTGGCAATCTATACATAGAAACTGAATGTTATTTCAAAAAGATAGAAGGCTGGGCCCCTTCAGGGCTAGGTGTAACTGAAGCAGCATACTGGGCATTCGTGCTCGAAGGTAGTACAGTAATCGTACCAACAGATGCCTTGCGGTGGGGCGTCAAAGAGTTTGGAAGACCAATCGAATGTAATATACCACCAAATATTTCTAAAGGTTTCTTAGTTACGGTAGATGATTTAATGTCCGCGACACGACTATACAAGAAAG